TGTGCAAACGCAAAACTTATAGCCGCTGCGCCTGAATTATTAGAAGCATTACAAGAAGTTATTTCTATTGAACTTTTACTGCTTTACCCAGAAAAACCATTTATGTCCGAATCAATGAAAGATGAAGCGCAGGCTATAGACTCTATGATTTGTAAAGTAAAACAAGTAATCAAAAAAGCAACCGAATAATATGGCACATACTAAAGGAAATTGGTATACAGTTGTAAGACCGTCAGAAAGAAAAATTCATATTGGAGCCGATAAAAGCCATTACATAGCTGAAATATTATCTTACGATATAGATTTTTCAGAAGCAGAGGCAAACGCAAAGCTAATTGCTGCTGCACCTAAAATGCTAAATGCTTTGGAACATATCAACAATATTTCAGAAGCAGATGGAATAGATGGTTGTACATGGGGAGATACTGAATTTGACAGCATATCGGTAGCTTATGGATATAATCAATGTTTAGAACATTTACAAGAAATAGCTAAAACGGCAATAGAAAGGATATAAAATGGACATGACTAAAAGAGAAGAAGCAAAAAAGATTGCTATAAAACACAAGTTTGAAAAAAGACAAAAAATGTTGATGTACAAGATTATGCACCAAATGGAAGCTGATTTATTTTCCAACCTTGAAAAAGCTATCAAAAGCGGGGTAATCCCTGAAAGTTGGATGACCGATAACGGTGATACAAGAGCCGTAAAAGCGGTTATCGATAGCTATTGCCGAGACCGTCCTTTTCAGCCGGAAGATCAGTCGACACGAATTGAATTCGATAATTTACATTTATACGTATAGTCATGAAAACGATTTTAATTTATTCAGGTAAAGGTGGTGTAGGTAAAACAACGACAACTGTCAACATCGCCCGTGCTTTGCAGGAAATAGGTAAAAAAGTACTTATAATCGACGGGGATATAAATACACCTTCAATGTCTGTAATTTACCCAAATCCGCACCCGGAAGAAAATCTTTGGGTGCATTCGACAGGACATATTTTTGACAACCTTATTTATTTTGAGAAAAGTATGGTTCGAAAATTTATAAACGATGCTATCCAACTATACAAAAATGTTGCTCCTGATGTAGTATTAATTGATACACCCCCATCGATTACGGATGTGCATATTGAGATCATGGAGTTAATGAAAATCAGTACTATTTTTCTTGTTACACAGCCAAACAAGCTATCACTATCGGATGTAATAAGAACAGCTAAATTCTTTTCTGAGAAATGTAAAACAGCACCGGTATATATTGTTGAAAATATGTCTTTTGGTGAAAAGGTTGACTTTCCGTTACCTTGTCAAGTAACTATTCCGTTCGCGGATGGTATGCGTGGAGATTTGCTTTATGATAAGTACGCAATCGAATATAAACATCTCGCAGAATTATGCATTAATGCTGGTGATGTCGAACAGACAATTAAAGCAAATCTATTATTCGATGAAAGTTACGAAATAACAGAAATTAGACAACAGACATTTGGTAGAAATAAATCGGGATGGCATTTATTGTGCAAATATGATGATGGCACAGAAAAGTTACGCCCTTTGACCGGTGAATTAAGGTTCCAAAATGTACGTTCGTGGGGTATTGTGAGAGAACATCTTTTAGAATTCCATGAACGAATTGATTTGCATTCAGATAAAACAATTGATGAACTTACAGAGGAAAGAGTTTCCCGTATGGTTGCAGCATTTAAAAACGATATAGAGGCTTATTTTATGATAACAAAAGCACCGTCTATAGGGATTACTTTATTTCCCGGAGAAATTGGGCGTGCGACAATTGTATGCGATGAAAAATGGTACGGTGTTCCACGGCTTCGTTATCAAACAAAACAAGGTGAAGTCACTTTATTTGCATACGAAGTAATACCTGTAGAAATGAATGAACTTGCTTCATATATTAACGAAGGTTACAAACTACAGCCAGACGGTAGGTACATCCCGACAAAGGAACATATCGAAATGTGTTACAACGCATTCGGTCACCGCATAGGTTTGCGCGACAATTGGGACTATGAGTATGACAAACTTTATAATTAAACAGAATAATGATAGTAAGAATTTGTAACCATTGCGGGACGGTTTGCACCGAGGTTGAAAACCCGATTGAAGCCCCTTATTTTTGCCCAGAGTGCAAAGAAGGACTATTTACTTTTGAAGTAACAGAGATAGATAGCGAGGAGCGTTTGCCCGGTAAAAGTTACAGTAATATCCGTCACATGGGCGTAGATATTCAAGGATTTTTGAACAACTACAAACGGCGTAAAATGGTAGGGTTAATGACTGACGACGATGGAAAGCCAATGAGCGATAAGCAGTGTCGAGAATACCTTGCAGAATGTCTATCAAAAGGATGGACAGTGTTGCCGATGTGTGGGCTTGATGAATGCCCCGAATTTGATTACTTTGGCAAAGGATGCCCCGGACATTTGAAACGTGTAACAGATATAAAAGAGGAGTATTGAATAATGAAAAGGCGTAAATCAGAAACGGTATTGTGGTTGTTTTGTAAACATGATGCTAAATCATTTAATAATGGATTCAGAGCTAAAGAATCAGACGATAATCCATATTTGAAAAATACAAACGAGTGGTATAGTTGGAATCACGGATACAACACAAATCAGCAAAACAAATTAATCAACACAGAGTTAACTAGAAAATAAGATTATGACAAAACAAGAGTTTTTGACAATGAGTTTGCCTTCTGGACTAATTTGTAATAGGATTTTTTACGATACAGAAGAATTATGTAAAGAAAGCGGAATTCATATAATTGATGGGTTTGATTACGAAATATATTCTGATGGAGGAGTATTTGATTTAAAACCTATTCTTTACCCGCTCTCTGATTATGAAAAACTAGGCTTAGACATTACCGATGAAATAGCAATACAAGACGTTATCGATAAATGCAATATTATTGAGAATGTAAGGTTCGGATTAGTAAAATATCTAATTGATCAAAATTTTGATATTGCTGGATTAATCGAAAAGGGCGAAGCAATAGACGTTAACACGCTTTCAGAAAATCCGTACAAATAAGCCATCAAAATGAACTATATTAAATATAACACACAAATAACACTACATCTGATAAATATGTAGTATTTTTGTATAAACTATATGAATCATGACACCAGAACAAAAAGCAGAAGAGTTAATTGAGAAACTTGGATATGATGGTGCAATCCGACAATGTTTTGATGAATGGAATAATACTGATACTTTAGAAGAGGAAAAATACTGGGATAAAGTTGAAGAATTTATTCGTGAAAAAGCTAGTTAAAAAACCATACTTATATTTGAATTATGAGCAATATATATAAAGTGAAATTCAAAGAGCCAACAAATGGAGAAATAGAGCACTATTTCGGTTCTTTAAAAGCAATATACGACACTTTCACTGCCGATCAGATCGGTTGTAAAGTATCTAATCTATGGAATGTGGGGGTATCAAAAGGAACCCCGTACATTAGCCCAAAGTGCGAAATATCGTTGCACAATTTAACCAGAAAACAAACCAATAGAGGACAAGGGAGGAAAAACAACTGATAGGAGCCATAATAGGCGACATAGTAGGTTCGCGTTTTGAGTTCAACAACCACCGTTCAACAGAATTTGAATTGTTTCACCCGGATTGCTCGTTTACAGACGACACGATTTGCACGGTTGCAGTTGCTGATTGGTTGTTGCAAGATGTGAAGCGTTTGGACTGCGAACAGCTAACAAAAATTACGCGTCGTTGGTGTCGCAAATACCCAAACCCGGTAGGCGGTTACGGAGGGAATTTTGGGCATTGGATTTGGGAGGAAACAATCGGAGGATATGACAGCTTTGGGAACGGCTCTGCAATGCGTGTCAGCCCCGTTGCGTGGGCTTTTGACAAGGTAATAGATATTGTTGATTATGCGAAATTGTCGGCTGAAATAAGCCACGACCACCCGGAGGGAGTAAAAGGGGCTAGAAGTATATCTCATGCAATCTCAATGCTGCGACGTGGGAATAATGTAGAGTTTACATGCATGTATGTTTTTAAAACATTTGACTATAAATTCCCCGGCTCTTGTGAGTTTATGCGTGATACAAATAAGTTTGACGAAACGTGCCAAGTAACCGTACCGCAAGCATTTCAATGCCTATTAGAAAGTACTGACTTTGAAAGTGCAATACGATTGGCTGTTAGCATTGGAGGAGACAGCGACACGATTGCAGCAATCACCGGTAGTTTAGCTGAGGCTGCATACGGTATACCCGAGGAAATAGAAAGAAAGGCTTTGTCTTACTTGCCGGAGGAAATGATAAAAGTGATAAATGAATTTAAAAACACATTCAATTATGGCAACGAATTACGAACTATATAGATACTACAAGGGAGAGAAAGACAATCCATTTAATGATAAAGATCAGAATTCAGGCATGTTTTGGTTTTACGAAAGTGTTTTTGAAAGAAAATATACAGACGGAACACTAAATGAAAAGATGCTGAAAATTGGCAAAGATGATACGACCAAAGAATTGAAATTCAAAAAATGGTTGGATTGGATGTTGTCTGACCAAATACCGTCAAAGTGGGGTATTGATTACAATACAGCTTCAAAAATGTATTACAAAAAATAGCATAAAGGGTGATAATTTATTTTATCACCCTTTTGTTTCTTGATAATAGTTGAACTTTAACCTTGAAATCATAATTACCAACACGTTCAATATCTATTATTTGATATTCGTATCCTCGGTTTATAATTGTCTCAAATTCGCTACCAAATGTATTTTGCTTTGACGCACCATCCCAAGACCTACCCGCACCATTTCCAAAGTCACTAAATGGCTCGCAATACATAGCTTCTGAACCTTTAGGCGCAAATACTTCAATTTTTACGGCACCATTGAACCCATAATTAGAACCATTCATTGAGGTAGTAGACAAAAATGCTTCATCAACACCTTTTTTACCAATCAACTCTTTGATGTCTTTAGTTTTGTCATCTATGTAGTCCTGTATGTTTATATTAAACATTCCGTCTAAACTCTGATAATCGGTACCACGGAATAACCATGTATCTGCCTTTAGTTTTGATTTTGAAATAGCCGTAGACAAATCTTTGTAAGCACGCTTCATGTCAATCCCGGTAACTTCGTTGTCAAATGGAACATTTCCAACACCTTTAAAATTATTCCAATTGCCATCATATCCCCGAAGTGGTCTATTGAACGCGCCGCTGCCTGAGGTGTAATAAAATAAAGAGTCTTTTTGGTCGTCAGTAATTTTATTCCAGAGTTGACCACACTTTTCGCGGAAATAATCATCTGCATTCTGTACATTATCAAAATTTAGAGCATTTGAGAGTCTGCTTTCACTATAAACAGGGACATTTTCAGCCTGTTTTGCGGCACTTCCAAACCATTTCGATACATCTACACCTTTAAAGTTATTTTTGATGAAATACGGCAGCGATTTTGCATTCTGCATTCTTGATTCATTATCAATAGCCCACTGCTTAAAATTGCTTGGCAAATCTGTAACTAAGTTCGACGGCACATAACCGGATGTATCTTCCCCTTTTAGCATTTTTGCGATCTGTGACGCAAATTCCTGTTGAGGCGATAATATTGGTATTGTATGGCACAGGCATTGCGCATGCCAACCCCAAAATACAAATGTTTTCGGGTAAACGCCCTGTAGAACGTCGCAAATATCCTCTTGCGGATGCCCGTTGGACAAAACAACCTCGTACCCTGACACGAAATCAAATTGCGACCAGCGTTCGTTGTCTGCCACATGATACGACATGTTTATTTCCGTACGCGCTAAACGAACGGCATTCTTGTAACTTGATCGGTAAACTCCCTGCCCTGGGTGATAGGCTTTAGCTGCTTTTGATAACTGTAGTTCTCCGTGTTCATCTCTAACCCGTCTAAATAACTTGTCTGGATTGTTTAGATACTGCCTAACGTCTTGGCTTAATTCATTTGCCGATCTACCATCACCTATACCAACTCCAATTGAAAGTTCAATTTCATTTTTAAATTGATCGGTATAATTCCAAACCCGGTCTGATAGCTTCATTCCACCATCAACACGATTTTGAAATGAACCTAAAGCGTCGAGGTTCCGATCAAAATAACCAGATAGTTGTTCTTTTGTTAGTCCCGAGTTTTTAAAAACCTTTTCAACGAGTGCATCATTTTTTTGCCCAGATAGAAGCCAAGCGGATTCCGCTCCCCCACTAATTAAAGACTGTATTTCATAAGCTACTTTAGAAAACAAATTATCAGCCTTCTTTTTGGCACCCGGATAATCAGAAAATGAAAATGGCTTGTCAGTATTGATGTTCGTCACCGAATAACCAATATTGACACCCTGTTTAATTGCTCTGTCATAAATAGCAGATAGCTTATTTATATAGGCTTGTACAATTTTCTGATTTTCAATCCCCCAACTATCCATAATAATTGGTTATTCGTTTAATGGTTTTTCCATCCAGATTAAATTATCATCTCCATGTTCAGTACAATCTACATACCCCCGGCGTTTATACCAATTATACATCCATGAATCAGCAACGACATATAAACATGAAGTATTTGCGCCTAAAATACGCCCAATATCCTCTCTAATCTCCTGCATTTTTGTTCCAAAACCGTTTTTCCTAGCATGGTCATCCACGCTTAGGAAATCAAGATATACAGTTTTATCATCGTCATTGTACCAATAAATTCGACCAAACGCATTACCATCTTTTTTCATTAGAAGAATGGATGACCCCCATGAATCTACACTATAATGCGCAATATATTCCGGGTTAATGGATTGTAGTGCTTTATCTATTTTTTCTTGTATAAACATATCAATCTATTTAGTTTCCTGTCCCAAAGATATTTGTAACATTATCGGCTTGTGCTTCCTCTTGAATCTTTTTCCAATCAGCTTCTGGGTCGTCTGTCAACCCTGATTTGACTACAGATGCCTGTTGGCTAATAATTGGCTTATTTCCATTTGCAGCCACAAGATTTTTGATTACATTATTCTCATCATCAATCATGTAAGGTTCTACTTCTGGCGTTATACGCAGAAATGATGCTTCTTCTGCAAGACCAGTATTCAACTTTCCAACAAAAGCCTTTACGATGTTGATACGGCGTTGTAGGTATTCGTCAAATACTTCTAGTTTCTCCTGAACTTTTAAATGTGCGTCCATAAACAACATCTTAAGTGCTTCCCCGCTAATAGCCTGTAGCCCTTTCACACTGTCAAACGACACATCAGGCGTTTGGGTAAATGAGTAAATAAATCGTAAGAGTGTTTCGATTTCGAGTTTAACTGCCGCCGGAGCATCTTGCCAAGATAGGTATTGAGCAGTTGAGTCTTTTTCGCCCTCTAATATTGCACCAGCTTCCCCTTTTTTGCTGAATCCTACTATTTTACCTTGTATGAAAATTTTAGGTGACGAATGATAGTCATTTGTGTCGGCGAAATTGGAGAGTAGGTATTCAAGTCTTTCAATACATGGTTGAACTTCCGCCCATTCTACCTCTTCTTGCCTTCCATAAACAACAGGAATTTTCCCAATAATTATAGGGGTATTATCTACTTGTTCCCAAATATTGTTGTTGAATTGAAAAAACATACTTTCTTCGTCCGTGTGAACCTCAAAGCAACGTACTTTCATTGTATCGCTTTTATGGTAAACAAAATCACGACTAAATGCTTTCATTTGCCAATGTTCATCAAGCCACGGAAATAGTAATTCATCCCACCACGGATTGAAAATAGCTACTTTAATACGAAACTGACACGGGAAACCATAATCAGAATGCGTTTCCGCTTTTTCTGAGTACCAATATTCGGCAACCTCCGAACAACGGAACATTGCCCGAGCAATTTTACGGTTAAAACTATCTATTTTGTTATCGTATAAGATACGGTCAACGGCTGTCAAAACAGCTTTTTCTTTATCTGTAACAGCCTGACAATTAAGTTTAACTGGATTTCCAAAAAGGAACTGAACAGCCTTACCAACAATAATTTTTTGCAACGGAAAAGCTAATCGATTAACGCGTTCAGTTCGTTTACCTCCTCCCTCTACTTCAACCAATTTGTCAGGGCGTTTTGTTGGGTCTAAAACATCATGCTTTTTAACTAGATATTCCTTTTTGTTTTGTGCCATGTCTGGTTTTGGATAGCCTCGGTGCATTTCCAATTCAGTTATTACTTCCTGAATATTAAAAACAATAGGAGCGGTTGGGTCGTCTCCGGCATTTATTTTTAGTAACTCGGTTATTTTCATATTATTATAATATTTAAAAAAAGTTTGAGAGCTCTTGTGCTGTTGTTGTATTTAAATGATATTCAATTGCATACGAAATTAAATCTACATATTCATCGTGTGTTTTATTTGGGAATCCGCATATTTCGTCTACAAACTCCTCATTCCAATTATCTACAACCAAATATACACGCCCACATTCAATTGTAGGAGATGAAACCTCTAGCCGTTCCTTTTTGCTATTGTTTGGGGTTGTAGTTCTTGTTATGTTCAATCTTGTGCTTTCCCGTAATTGATCAATGACAGAAATTCCGTTTGCTTTTGGCTCAATTCTTATAGTACTGTTATTTGTGTATCCGCTTGCTAAGCACCATTTAGGCAAGAACCTTATTAAATCCGGGAACTTCTTGAAAACCTTAATTGCCCCTGTAACGTAAACGGATGAACCGATTCTACACGTCCCAATAATACCAGTAGGGTCGTTTTCCTTTTTCTTATCTGTGAATGCCGTATCAGCAAAGAATACAATCGGTTCAAGTTCGCGAAGCCGTTCAAAATCCGCCCGGCTAATGTATTGAAACCATTCATTTTTAATAATATTTCCGCCATCTGCAACGGGAGATTGACCATATTGCCCAGCGTAACCACGCGAACCCAAATCAACCAAAGCCTCATCCAATACCTCGCGACTCAAACGAACCGGGTCAAGTAGTCCATTTATGTAATTATCCCGGAGTGACTCGGGTCTCACATCTCCGTTACTTTCAGCAGGTAGGCAGATATGGCGGATATTCTCGCCTTTTTTGGCTATAAGGTAACCAGTAACATCACTTTCGTGCAATCGCTGCATGATGGTTATCGTAGGCGTTTTTGATTTATCTACCTTACGAGAGGATAGCGTTTTTGTATGTTCGTTCGCTTCCTTTCTTTGTACATCAGATGCTGCCTGCTTTGGATTCAGCGGGTCATCATTAATAATCACATGCGCATGTTTACCGGTGATCGTTCCACCTGTTGATGTCGTGTAACGCGCCCCGGTTGCTGTGTTTTCATAGTTTTCTTTTCCTGACTTATCACGCCTGATAACTACTTCTGGAAAAAGTGATTTATATTTGTCTGACTGAATAATATCACGGCTTTTAACTGCGTGCTCCGTGCTTAATTCCGCCGAATAACTATTTGTAATTATTCTAAGAGTTGGGTCTTGCGTCCATAACCAAGCCGGAAACATGATCGTTACAATTGTCGATTTTGTGGTGCCCGGCGGGATGTTTATGATTAAGTCATAAGGCTTTTTGTCTCTATTTACAATTGACACAGATAATTTCTGCAACTCCTCACACAAATAAGGGATATGCCAATTGTATTGCGGTACTTCTTTGATAACTACAGACCAAAAGCTTTGCACAAATTCAAAGAACGAGTTTTGACAAGCCTCTCGTTCAACAGCCGTCAATAGCTCGTTCGATATTTCAATTGTGTTGCTCACGTGATCTTGCTATTCTCAATAATTGCGCTTTTTCTTCCGGTGTGAAATCATCGAGATTCACCGGAGTTGTTGCCATTAAATCTTTCCCGTCCTTCCCGGTTAACTCTGTCTTTCCCGGAGCATATAAACCTAGGAGCTTACGACGCTCCGCCAACTGTTGCCGTATTTCGGCGATATATGAAACATCCCCCAAGCGTATTACATGAGTTTTGTTTTCCTCAGTCATAAATGTTCTTATCTCCTCGGGTGCATGTCCTCCCGGGCGTATAAGTGAACCGGGGTGCGGTTGTACCTTTTGCGGCTGTCCTTTTCGCTTGTTGGCTATCTTGGTATAATCCTGTTTAGATTTTTCCCACTGTTGCCAAAGTTCATTAACGGTATCGTCAATGCGTTCTAATTCGAGTTGTAGGGCTAAGTCCATGTCTTCAATTCTATTCTCTCTCCATTCTTTCAATAGAAATTGAATGTCCTTTTGCACTGTCTGGGTAGACAGATGTTCGAGGTCTAGCCGTTTCATTATTTCTTCCCTGATCTTGCGAACGCTGTTGCCACGCTTGTACATAGATGCAGTTATTTCTAATCTAGCCTGCTTAATTTTAAGCTGTTTGGTGTGCTGTGTTTCGCTCATTACTCTTTCAATTTACAGATAAAACCTCTATCCTGTAGCTCAGAGAACAGTCCAGATAACTTTATAACCTCATCACACTCAACTATAAGCTGTGTTGAGATTACTTTATTTCCTTTTGAATCTTCGTCTTTGATTTCATTTTCGTTTTCCGTCCATACGTCAAGACCCCATTCAAACAAGTCATCGGAATCCCATTCATTAGCCAGCATATCATAATTCCATTCGCCAAAACCTACATTGTCTTTGATCATGAATTCTTTACATTCTTGGTCTGTCAGGTTATTCGCGCGAACGATTTCAGCTGTTGGGTTCTCTCTGAATTTAGCCCAATATTCAAGTAGATTGCTGCGCTCAACATCTGTCATGTTATTGAAATTGATGTTTTTATACAGAATCTTTGCTATTTCATCCTCTGACATTTCAGCAATCTTTGACAGAGCACGAAATCGCATGTTTCCGCCTAATGATTCAGAGTTTTCACCGACAACAATAGGGCGTAAACTCAACATTTTGGGGAATACAAGCAATGAGGCTATTAAACTTTGAAATTTATCGTCTGTGATATTCCGCGGGTTGTTTGAATTCAACTTGATTTCGGATAGCTTGACCGTTTCTGTTTTCATGTTCTAATTGAGCTTTTGAATATTTAGGGAACAAAAATACGAAAAGTGATTATATAGTAATCACTTTTAATGAAATTTTTTTGGATTTAATTAATAGCCAACAACTAGCATTGCGGCATCTCGGCTATGTTCATTCGTTTTTCCAAGCCATTTAGTGAGCTTTTTAAATTGATCACTGGAAAGCTTTGTTGTGTTATTTTTAGGAGCAACAGCCTCAAATGAAACCTTTAAATCGGTTAAGTAGTCCTGCCAGATAACGCAATCACGCTTTATACTACCAGCCCCTTGGAGTTGCTCTCTGCCTGATTTGCCAAACCAGTTTCTAAGTCGTGCATCTTCAAATCGAACATGAATGTTTTCAAGACCAAACACCTCAATGCACTTGTTTAGAGTTTGCATTGCTTCATGTATCTTTTCAGACTTTATAGTCTTGAATTCTTTCATATTGCAATCCCATATTGCGACCCCTGTATGTGTACCAGTGTCTATGCCGAATATGATTCTCTTTTGACTTCTCATTTTCGTCTCTTTAATTCAACAAATACGACACTTTGTTTGTCGGCACGATAATAGCCGGCGCACAGTTTATAAAAATCACTCAATTTGCTTTTCTTCACAAACCTAGCACATCCGTATCTAAACGCGCAATTACTACAGCCTGAGTAGTCAGCAAGTTTAACGATAACACTTTCGTTTTCTATAAAATACACCTTACCAATTTCCAAATCAGGCTTATTCAAATTATTTTTTTTGTTTTTCATTCTGTATATAATTTTGTCGCTTCATTTCGAAGCTCAATTTCATTTATAAGCTTAACTACTTCATTCAAATTTGTGATATTGGTCAAATTTATATTGCTTGAAATTAATCCAAGTTCACTACCCCAGTTTTTCACAACCTTTATTTCAGAAGCTCTAACATAAGTTACGCTACCTGATTTGTGTCTTATTTCAATTAATGGGTCATACATTTGTTTCCTTTTTTATTGGTGATTTAAAAATGTTCATACAATTCACGACGCTGTGGTGTGGTTCGCCGTCAACCTTGCATTTGTAAATGAGTTCGTACACTTGTTCGCCTTTATTCCGACAAGTGCCACACCGTATAACATCGGCTTTTGGTTGCTGTACCTGTTCTTTCTTTGCCATTAGTCAATAAATCCAATATTCACACATTTATCCATCGACACGCATCCGATTAAACGTTTACCTGTTGCCTGATTTAATTGCGGTGTAAAATCATCATTTATAAATTCAACATAGAATTTTTTAGACTTCAAAAGATCGTTTGTTTGCTTGGAGTACGTTGCAACTGCCTTACGTTCATTGCCTTTAAAGTCTTTGAATTTTACTATATATCCGCTTCTTTCACTCATTGTATTTTATTTGTGTTAAATATTTAATTATCTATTTAAAATAACTTTTTTTCGTTTATAATATTTACAGACATTAGAGATGTTAATACTTAATTGTCTTTATGTCTACATGCAGAATGGTGCATGACAGAATAATCAAAATAATTAACTTTTTATGTTTAATTTAAAATTTAAAAGCAAATGGCATCAAACTAGCCTAAAAATCAAGTGTGGAGTGAAAAATAGTAACAAAAACACAGTTATTGAAAATTCGAATCCATTAACCAAGATACTTGTTTGGTTATTTGAGCTAATTGCAATTATCGAAGTAATTAAGTACATTATAATACCTTTATTATTTCTTTAAACACTTTAGATTAAGAGGATGAATACAAATCATCCTCTTTTTTTTTAGTTTAAAGTTGTTCGTCATGTACATCAGCTAAATATCTAAGTTCATTTGCTTTTCTATCAAAAGCGTCCTCACTGTAAGCCGGAGACAATCCGTTCGATGTTCTAATTAAGTTCTCTACTTTCATTCCTTCAATATCAGCCTGTACAGCTAAAACTAAGGCTAATCGTTTAATATCGTATGTTGTCATTCGCTTATCTTTTTAATATATTAAATTCGTTCTTCACTTCCCGAGAAACGCACGCCAATAATGCAATGATGAAATTCAGCTAGTTGGTCCATTCTATCAGTGTCTCCATCTGTTCTTAAAGCTAGCGCTTCCGTACCGGCATTATAAATATCAACGGTTCCACTACATACTGTACACTCTAGTGTTTCAGGCATTGCCCGTAATAGTTTTTCAAGCTTTCTACACCATTTTTCTTCTGTTGTCATTTTAGTATCTGAATTTAGTGAAGTGAATAATTGCAATCGGTTTTGATAGGTCTGCTTTGCGAAACCATGCTTTAAAGTCTGGGAGTGATAAGCCATCATTATGCGCAATGGTTGACAACGATAAACCACCATTACCATTAGAGTAAGTTAAAGCAACATCGTTGTTTTTTAAAGCTCCATGTATCATGGTATCAGAAAGATTAAGCTTTTGTACTCCTATCCCTGAATCCTTATCAAACCGGGCAATCTCAACCGGATGGCTACCGTCATGCAATCGGTTGTAAGGACTTGCCGACCACATTCGGAGTGAAAGAATAGCTTCGCCCCGATTTACTTCGTCAATCTTTCGTTTCCACTCTTCGTAATTTTCCCGGCAAGTATGAATCTTAGAATCATGTATCACAAATTGACTATCTTCATGTAGATTCACAATAACTTCAGTGTAATTATTTATACACATGAGTATTTTCTCTACAAAATAGGTTGCCTCTCCCTTTCTTGGATGATCGTGCGGGAACCTAGGGGACACCCAAAGAACGTGCGTTTTAATTTTCTTATCTTTCATTGTAAATCCTCCTTATTTGAAATTTTGCTGATATTCTGGATTTCAGATTTTACTCCGTTAATCAAATCCTGTCTACCTTTTCTTTCTGAGTCCAACTGAATACATCCGATACCAACGCAAATTAAAACCCATCCGATAGCGAATAAAGGGCGCCCAAATTTTATACTGAAAGGTGAAAATGATATAGTGATTTGAGCCAAGAAGAAAAGAATTATCACAATGATAATCACTTGAATAATAGTTGATTTCATTTCGCGCCCTCCTCTATTTTCCGGTAGTACTTGATAGTTTCGTTCATTGCCTCAACAACGAGAGTTTCAACATACCTGCGAACTACACCAGATAGCTTTGATTCCTTTTGAGCTATCAATAAAAACTCCTCGGATATTGAAACCGGGTTCCACATTCCCAACTCAACCAATGAATCATATTCACCGCGTTTAAGTCTTTTGCCGTCCTTTGACAGCTTTATATTTGTTTGCTTCCTCAGTGACGTTATGCGTGAAAGCCTATCGGTTAGATACTGCTGGCATTTCACATCCCAAATGACATTCGGGATAGTTTTAAATCTTTCGGCGATCGGTCTGAAATTATTTTTTTCAGTCGATTCTAAATTGCTCACCTTTTCAGGCTGTTTATAGTTCATCTTTAAGTCTTTCGTCATAATCGTTTGCTTTATACTTGTTTGACACTTATTTGTTACTTGCTTTACTATCAGCCCGTTTATTTGTTTTAACAACAGTTATATCTATAATCCTAGCCAAAACTATAATAGACCATACGGCTATTGCTATAGCTAGAGGGATTAAATCTTTGTCCATTTCTGTGTATTTTAAAGTTGTTTATTTTCTAAATGAATCGTAGTCCAATACCAAATCATTCAATGTCTCTTTAAACCTGTCCAAAATCCGAATACCATACCTGTCTTCTATCTCTGACGGCATTAGGTTAGTGGTTATTATACTAAGTAATTCATTCCTGTATCGGTAATCAAATAAGTCATTAAATGGCTCTTGTACATTCCCGAAATACTTTGCCTCTACTCTTTCAACCCCGAGATCGTCTATAATTGTATAAGTCCTCTTTTTTAGAGATTCTATGCTTTCAATGTCTTGATTTGCGTAAAAACGTTGTAAATCGACGCTGTAAACGAAACCTGCATGCATCTTTTGCCCTAAATAAATTATTCTATTCAAAGCCTGAACAGACAATGTTTTCCCGGTACCACACGTTCCCCTTATTAAAAGTCCTTTGTTTAAATCTCCGTCAAATCTTATGTCATTGGCATACCATAAGGCAATTTGTCCAATTATGTATCTATTTGCATTGTTTAATTCAAATATTTTACCACGTGATTTCAATATATTATCCATTTCTGCAACCAAAGCGAAATAGACTTTTTCAGCGTCGCATGTTGGACGTTTTAAACAGATACCCGGATTACTACAAGTGTTCGGATGAATGCTTTCCGATTGGGGCAACAACTCTTTGAGCTGCATTGGTTGCTTTTTTGAACCCCGTGTTTGATTTTCCATTTTTCAATTGTGTATTAATCCACCGGGAGCAATGCGAAAAAGCATCCGCCCGGCTCTTTGATTTGACATTTTCAGATTTTTGGGTAATGACATATTCTTTTACCCATTTCCGCGCAATTTTTTTTGAAAGCTCAGCGCTTGAATTATCAAAGTGATTTTTCATTGCCAGTGATTCAATCCAATTTTCATCAGCTAGTAATTCGGATTCTAAATTTTCAATTTGAATTTGATAATCTCCATTTTTAAAAATTTGAGAGGGATTTTTTTCGTCTTCCTCTCTCTTATTATCATTATTATTCTTATTATCATTATTGTTTATGTCCGTCTGTTGTACTGTCTGATGTCCGTCTGTTGTACTACTTGCTGTATTATCTGTTGTACCGTCTGTTTGATATTGATTATAATTACATATTGATATTAAAGTAGTTATATTGTTTTTGTGTTGTACTATCTGTCCGTCATTTTCAAGGGATAAAATGAACCTTGAAACCTTGCCTCTCGACCACTTCCATCTTTTGGCAAAATTCTCTTGACTCATGCCTATTTGCCCCCTAGAAACTGTCACTTTATTACCCCTTACAAAAAAATATCCTTCCTTGTGATTTGCAATTAAAAGCATATCAATCCAAGCCTGAATTCGAGTAAACGGCTCTGAAAAATACATTGGATTCTCAATTATCTTTCTATGTAAGCTAATCCAACCATCCATAATTTATAAATGAATAAGTTCGGCGCCCTTTGCTATTACAATAGTCAGTTCGCCTCGTCTAATCATATTTTGAACGGTTGTTTGAGATTTACCGATCATTCGGGCGTATTCAGCCTTCGTAATTAATTTTTCAGGGTCGATGTCCTTTTTCTTAATATTCTTCATTGTTTTAATTATTAAAGTTTTTAGAGTTTAAAAAAAGCGGCTTAATACCGCAAGCATCATTTGTACTTGCAAAAGTATACAAAAGTGATTACAAAGTAATCACTTTTGTAATACAATTTAGAGTTAATAATATCAAATTACCCAGTCTTATTGATTATCGCTTAAATCAAGACTGTTTTATTTCAATATATACAAATGCACGTCTACTTCTCAATAATCGCTATATCGGGGGCTAATTCGCGAAATTTTGCTATTTCAGCATCAATTACACTGTCACGTAATTCTTCCAATAATTGAACAGCACCGGGTGAGTATAATTGAAGTTCGATTTGTCGTCCATTTACAGAACAATAAAATTCAACTTCTAACTGCTCGGCTGGAACGCCTTTAAAAATCGGCAAATTAATCATGAAAGCACCTGGCAAATTTGTACTTACCAAACCGCTATAGTTGTCTTTGAAAGAACCGTTCTCGTTTTTTTCTCTTTCTGCTTTGATATTTATGTCAGCCACGAAGTTTTTTAGCTGAGAAACCAATTGCATATTTGCAGAACGGTCTGCAAAAAACACGCGGTTCATTTTGAAAAATTGACCCAATTCATTTACATCCCAACCTTTGCCAGAGTTAATGCCAAACTCTTTGAATTTTGGGTGCATCTCTAACTTTCCGAGGACGCTACCACGCAAATAATCATCATGTTCGTTTACAATAAGTTCAATTGAAATTTTTTCCCTATCAACGTAAATAAAGGAACGTTTTTGTTCGAACTGTTCGCTTGTTAAGCGTTTTGTAAGCCATTCAAAAGGGGCACCAATAACACCATTTATATCTACTTTTATCGGCTCTTTTGGGTCCAACATTTTTTTTGCCTGTCCTTCACGGATTATTAATGTGGCAGTGTTTGAGTTCTCTGGAAATTGAACTACTAAATTTTCGTTTTTCATTTTTTTTTGTATTTAAATATTTATAAAATAATTAATTAATCATTTGTTCCTGTTTTGTCAATTTGCAGAAACATCGTTTTTTGCATTTCTTCCATCTTCATAGGACGGGCTTCGATAAGGTTACCATCGGCGTTGAAATATCCAACCATACGTTCTTCCTCGTAAATGAATTTGTATGTATCCTCTGTAACAAATTCGGCTTTTTGTTTGAGATTTTCCAAAAGTGTTCCAACTTGTTGCCCAAGTGGTTTTAACCTTTCTTTAAAATCATCCATAACTTGTTTTTTCTCAATGTCAATGTCATTCATTTTAATTGAAAGCTCGGCAAGTTCTGTTTTTTTTGAATCGATTTCATCCGGGGTAAATTGTCTCATATACCCTTTTTCTTCAATTCCCTGACAGTTGGCTTTGAAATATGCCAAACGTTCTTTTTCGTCTTTGATCTCTTGTCCTAAAATTTTGTCCATTTTTTTTGTTTTTGTGGGCTTCTGCCCTAGTTAATTATTAAATTTATTTTCCTGTATATATTTTTTTGAATAGACCACAAACACCATCATGTCGCTTATCATCACATGGAAATTTCGTCTCAATTTCACAATAATTATTTAAACTACACTTAGAACAAGGGTCTTCCATGTGCCCAGTTGGTAATTGGTTATATCCATAAAATTCATGATATTCACTATCATTAATTCTAACTGAATTTTGATCTTCTGAAACATTAATCTTCACCATTGCCTTTTTTGTTTTAAATAAGTTCAAGTGCTAACTTGGGGTCTTGTGCAATGGCAATTGCCTTTAAAAGAACATTACCATCAATACCCGTATTTACTGGGTACATTTCAGTATTTTGTGGCTTTTCGTCTGCTGCATTAACAACCGAAACAGAAGGGAAAGGCATACATATTACTATTTTACCTTGATTGGGGTAATTTTCATCAGTTCCCCAATACATCAAAATTCTATCTTGCTTCGCTACTAAATCTCCTTTTTTTGAACCGGGATAATGTGTAACATCATACAACCCAAATTCGTAAGAATTCCAATTAAACACATCAAATGGTGCTTCTCCGGGACTAAATTTTCGCTCTCCAATAATTTTTAAATTCATGCTGTTTTGTTTTTGTAAGTGTTTAACTCAGTTTTTAATTGCTCAATCTCCCGTATTGCGCGAGAGTATAATTTGCTTATAGCAGTGTAACATGATGAAATATATTCGAGTCTGTTTTCTGCTACATCAGCCCTTTTTTCGGCTCTCTCTGCCCTGGCTGTTTTCTTATCGGTGTACTTCCCCACCCTACTATGATAAGGATTCCAGATTATCTTTTTCTTTGACAATGCGTCATCGAATAATGTGGGTTCTTTGTTCGGTGTTGCCATACTATTGAATTTTACTCGGTCGCTTTTTTGATTGCTTCTTTTACTTGTTTGTATTGTTCACCTCCAATTCTGCTATCGTCTGATATTCCCTGAGCCTCATACATAGCTTTTGCAGATAAACATGCCTTCAATAATTCAGGGGCGGAAGCAATTAGCCTTGTGTTTGATTCTGCTTCTATTTTTGTCGAACCATAGATACGTTGAAGGATTTTTCCATCATTATTTGTAATTACACAGCACCACATATTAGCATATCCGTCATATCCTGCAATTGGATTTTTTATTATCCATTGATCTTGTATTTTTTCCATTTTATTCAAATTAAATTAGTTGTTTTAATTAGCCGATAAACTCCTTAAAAGCCAATCTGTAAATGTCGTATTTGATTTCGAGTACATGAAATGCTATCATAGCACAAGAATGCCCTTCATCGTTTATAAATAGTAGCGGATAGTCCAACCGCACCGGTTCCTGATCAATCAGTTCTATTGTTTGATATTTATTAAAATGACTGTCGAGTGATTTTAATATCCTATCCAAAATCTCCTGTCCGTTTGGCTCGAAGTGAGCTTTAATTTTCGATTGATTTCGTAATGCGTATCTCATTCGGTTGCGTTTTTTATTGCTTGTTTTATTCTAATCCAAAGCCATTGTGGAATATAATTATCGTCGTTTTCTATTGTTTGTAAAACTTCAAGCAACTCAGGGGCGGCTGCAATTAGCTTTAATTTTTGATTGTCTGGAATACTTTCTGCAATCAAATAGCCGCCATAATACTCTTTCTCACTTCCAAAATCAGAGTCTTTATAGCAAGTTCTTTGGGGGATTATATTAGAAACTACGCATCCACCATTTTTCCCAGGTTTCCATTGCTCTTTTTCAATATCTTCAACCTTAGTCACAATTTCACACCACTCAGCAATCCACTCGATAGGAGTTCCATTCTTGCTTTCAATAAGAACCTTGTTGTTGTCCATTGAAACAAGTTCCAAAACCTTGCTTTTACCCCAAACAGTTCCATTGAGTGATTTAGCATTTATAATATCACCGACTCTAAGTCCATAATATCGTGTTCTATTTTCATTTGTAAATTGTGTCATCTTTAAAAAGGCGCTTTGTTAAAGTTAATACTCATGTTTTTTTCGGCAATCAATACAGTTTTTCCGGTTGCCTTGCCTATGCGATTACGGAACTGCTCTGAGTTACTATTTCCATCCGATAAGTGGATAAGTACAATGTTATTCACGGAAGTCAAATCATTTGATTTCAGGAATTTTTCACAACTTTCAAGGCTCATGTGTGATTTTACAGTACGTTCTTGCTGCTTTGCATTTAGCTTTCCATTATAAATGCGTTCGTATACTATCTCATCGCTATAGTTAGCTTCAATAAGTAAGTTGTTCAAACCTGAAAATTCGTAGTCTAAATCTGCTGTGTCTGTAGCAAAAAGACAAGTTCCCATTTCGTCATGATTTATCAAGAAACCAAATGGTTCTGCAGAATCGTGAATTGTGTCAAATGCCATTACACGGAACCCGCCAAATTTCACTGTTTTTTCTGCCAATGTAGGCTTTAGATTATTTGTTCCAATATTTCTACTAGATAGAGTTCCTTTAGATGCACAAATCGGAATTCCAGCTTTCACGTATTCGTGTAAAAATGCGGCGTGATCTCCGTGCTCATGTGAGACTAATAATCCAACTATCTGCGATATTTTGAAATTGAGTGCCTTTTTTACCTCTAAGAATTTTATACCCGCTTCGATAATAAGGCATTCTCTTTCATTATGCAATAAATAGCAGTTTCCTAAACTGCTGCTTCCAAGTACTGTGAGTTTCATAACTTCTTTGTCAGTTGTTTTAGATAATCAGCCCCTATGGAGCCGATTATCTTTTGTTGATTTCTTAGCGCGTACCTTGCCATTAAAAGTCTGGTTTTGCAATAGGTTGTGCCGTCTCTACAGTTTTTTCAGACTTTAGCTCCGTATGCGGAATATCCTCAATCTGCAATGTTTTCTTTAGCTCAGTTGGCTGTTTCAAACCGGGCTGTTGTGAATGCGCTTCGTCAGCTGTTTCATCTCCGAGAGTATTGTATAGCCCGGCATCGTCCGAAGTGCTTATAAACAGCTTGCAACCACGCGAAATAACTGTTTTGATTGCCATTTGGTCAGGAAAGTTTTTATGTGCCGGGCTTTGTCCTTTTGCTGCACCTTGCATCCACGCTTGTCGAATTTGACTCATATTCATAATTTCAACATGCGTTGAACCATCAGAAAGTTGTAGCGTAGCATAAGCACCTTTGATTTTATTCATGTCAATGTTCATAAAATCCTGTACGTGCTTAATAATGCGTTTGCGCCCTGTACTTGGGTCAATTTCGTAAGCAAATTCGTCGCCTTCGTAAATCACATTACCAGTTGGAACACCGACAACGCCACCCATACGACGGGCTAGGGCAATTGTACCGTGGTATTCTTCTTGAAGCGTAAGCTTGTTACCATATACAATGAAATCACACTGTTTCTTTGCTATTGATAATCCCTTTACAAGCATTTCAAGCAATGAATTTGCAATACTTTCTTTCGTGCAAACCTCTAATGCTTTATGCCCGCTTCTATCCTCAACCTCCAATAGGTTTAACCATGCCAATTTTATTTGATTCCCTGCTGCGTAATTTTCAGGAAGTTTCAAATCACCGGCATCCTGCAATGCTTGTACATGCTCCAATACTTTTACCGTCGTTTCGTTTTGGATGTCCCGCAATGCTGCCGCCTGTGTTTTTACGGGTTGTACTGCGGGAGCTTGCGCCCCGGGGGCTGGTGTTGGTTGAACCGGGGGTGTTACTACTCTTTTGGGTGCTGCAATTGGTTTTGTGCCGGCATCTGCCGCCGTACTTGAAAATAATCCCTGATTCTTTTCAGCCAATTTTCTTTCTTGTTCTTCGATTTCTTGCGGTGTCATTTTTAGTCCTCCTTATTTAATAAATATTCTGCAAAGTGTTTAACAACAACCATTTTCATTGCTTTTTCTAAAGCTTTTGAAAAATCATCATCATTTTCAATCAGGTTTACAAGAGTTTCAGCAATATCGCAATCCCGACCCGCTAAGGCTCCAACCAAAGCAGACTGTTTATCACTTTGTTCGTCCGTTGCAATTACAATTAACACCCTTTCATTATCACCTTTTGTCATTTCTGCAAGTGGTAATAGACGATCTGAAACTGTCTTTAAAAATTCAGATTCTAATTCTTTCTTTTCAATTTTCATACTTTTATTGCTATTTAGTTGATTATTAGATTTTTGTCTTTAGTAACGATAAGATTGATTATTTGAGACTCACAAGGAATAAGGTCATTTACACTTTCACGATTATCTATGAAAATCGGAGCTGTATAACCATAATATTCGCAAAGAGCGTTGATAATATCCAAGCCAGCATTAATTCGACCTGCTGTGTTTGCGCTTGAAAATGGAACTCCGTCGACAAGCGTTTCGCAAACCTCTACTTCGTTTCCCTCTGTCGTGTAGTTAAACAGTTTGAATTTTACAAGTTTAAACTTGCTATTTATCCGATTTTCGACCTCTGCAAATTTGGCTTTTGTGAACTGCATAACTTGATATTCTTGCGATTCTAAATCGGAGATTTGTTGTGCCATTTCCTGCTGAGATTTCGTATATTGGTCGATTCTACGTTCATCAGATTCGATGTTTTCCTTTGTGTTTAACCGTTTTTTCAAAGCATCAATTTCTAAAACAATACCCCGTTTTTGTTGGATAAGTTCTATATTGTCCACCGGATTTATTTCGGTAATTGTCTCCTCGATTTCTTTGATCTTTGAATCTGCGGAAACCCAATCAGGCAATGTTTCTGGGATTGGTGTTTTCTCCTGTTCAATAGGCGTTAGCTCTAATTCAGAAATTCTAAAATCTAAGTCCTTTTGTTTTGACTCCC